GCCTGATGAGGGTTTCTTTGGAGCCATTCTCCATTATAGTAGAAAATATACACTTACGGGTGTAATACGCCTACCAAGATGACTTGTTGCCAAGAATGTAGCCAAGCACAAACGCTATTGCGATTGTGACGATGTAGATTACTTCACCCATTATTCCCCACTTGCTTCGTGCCATGTGCCGTCATCTGAGAGTACAACACCAGCAGGGTGTACGCAGGTATCAAGTGCGACGGGTGTTCCATCCCATGTCCAACCCTGAGGGGTCATCTTGACATTGCAGGTTGGTCGGTCGTCTACGAGTGCTGTTATTCCGAGTCCGATAAGGATTGTTATCCCTAACCAAAAGGCGCATCGGACGATTGTGCGAGTGATGTAATAAAGTGGGTTATGTGTTTTCATGACTTCATATTACAAAGGTGTAATTAGAATGTCAAGCATTTCCTAGAAATCTGCGTGAGCCTCTAGGAACCCCATAAGTCTCTCGGCAATGGTGTCCCCATCCTGAGCAGGGTCGTTCCTCAGCCAGCGCATAAAGTCGTACCAGCGACGCTGTTGAGTCGGGTCATCAAAGACCAGCGAGTATTGCACAACCGCACGAGAGCCACCAGCCATGCCAGCCGATGTAGAACCCTGAGTAACGAGAGCCTTAGTATCAGAGCCATCGGGCTGTTCCAGCCTGTCCTCGCCACCAGCATCAACAAACGAAACCGCCGCCTGCTGCTGAGGCATCGTATTTGTCCGAGTTTCGTGAGTATGTTCGTCGCTCAGCAACGGGACTATCACAGGTTGCTCGTAAATGCCAGGTGTAGCCAGTTCCCCACGCTCAGTAGATAAATCTAAAATCGCCAACTCAAACTCGTCCCACTGCAAGTTCTCCAGCAAATCACCGTAATCATCAATAATGATGCCCAAAGCCTCATGTAAGAGGTCGTCATCTGTATGTCCAAGTTCATTGGTGCGGTTGTCTGCAACAGCAAACGCAAGTGCACGGGTGTCGTCAGCATCCATCTGAACCACAGCAATGTGTGTCCAGCCCAGTTGCTTCGCAGCCTGAAGTTGATGGTTGCCCGCAATAACCGTCGCAGTCCCGTCATCGTTAGGACGAACAACAATCGGACGCACCTGACCAAACTCAGCGTACGAAGATGCGATTGAATCAACATCTCCCTTGCGTGGGTTATTAGGAAGGGGGATTAAAGTGTCTACGGGTACAGCAAGGTCTGTAATAGCCGAATGGATGTTATGCATCACTTGAGGAACTTCTCTAACTTGGAAACTAATACAGGCTTCTCATGTGCACCGATAATCATCTTTGCCATCTTGCCGTCCTTGTAGATGAGGAGAGTGGGGATGTTTGTTACGCCGTTTGCTTTCGCAACCTCGGGGTATTCATCAATGTTCAGTTTTGCCACGATGACCTTGTCGTCATACTCAATAGCAATCTCTTGCAACACGGGTGCCAGAAACTTGCATGGCTGGCACCAGTCAGCCCAGACATCAATAATCACGGGAAGCGGGGCATCTGCGATGAATGATGCGTAATCTTTATCTGTTAGTTCTTTCATTGTTCCTCAGTTCTGAACTTGCGCTCTGACATTTGCATTCAAAGTTCGCAATGCGTCAATGGAAGTCCGTAATGAAAGGAGTTTCTCACGCTTGGCTTTTACCAACGCCTCTGCTATCTTATAATCATAGCCTTCATCGGACAGTTTGTAGTCCGACCATGCTTCTCGCTCACGGATAGAACCCTTTGCGGAGAGGTATTCTTTAGCCCAATTGGATTTATACAACGCTTCTTTTTTGGCATTGTCCTCGGCTAGTTGTTCAAACGCCTCGGTTTCCTGTTCCAGCATTTCTAGGAACCGAAGTATCTCGTTCTCTATTTCGACTTGTGAGATTGGTTGATTGCGTTTGTTCACATCTATCCTTCTAGTGGAGACCAGTCTACTTTGTCAAGTGCAGAAAGTTGCTCTTTCGTCCAGTCCCATTGCGAGTCAATCCCCAGACGAACCATTCCCATGCGTTCAAGCACCCAAGCATCACACTCGTCGTTGCCCGAAGCCCCGCTAAAGATGATGCCAGTCTTTGCTGAGATGGCGGAGATAACTTCTCCCTTTGATGCGTTTCCTCGTCCAGTTGCAAACTTCGCTCGGCAGGTGGGTGGGATTTCAACAACAGGAATGTTGCATTCAAACAATGTCATTCGGATACAACCACCCAGTTCACCGATACTGAACGCTTGTCCACTTCGGGAAGCAAATGAGTAGCCCTCAATAAGGACGCAGATTATTTCGTTTTCCAAGCACTCATGTAATACAGTTCTTGTAATATCGGACAGACGCTCGGCACCTCGTGCTTTGGAGCGGATAACACCAGTTACGCCGTCCATAGAGATGCCTGTAGATGTAAGTGAGAGGTCAAGCCCCATCAGTTTCATCTTTCCCAGCCCCTCTTGGCTAAACCTAAGTCAAATGCAAGTTGGGGGTAATTGCCGATACGGGTGTGACAAGGACGACAAACAGCCATCAGGTTCTCCTCGTCAAGGATAGAACCACCCTGTGAGCGACGAACGATTTCGTGGATGTCTTGAGAGGGGCGACAGATGTATGTAGCCAACTCATCATGTTGAGCAAAAACAGCACAAGCCTGACACATCGGGAATTCTTCCAGAAGCCGAGCAACTAATGGTCGGCGCAACCGATATTCCGCCTCCTTTTTACTGGAGCGCGGGCGCATTTACTTACCGCGTTCAGCGCGGGGCTTGCGTGCCCTTTGATTCTCAGTCACAATCTTCATACCGCACTGAAGACAAACATTTGCCCACGGGTAAAAACGGCGCATATTCGTCGGATGCGAACAATCAAGTACTTCTTTAGCCTTTTCGTTGCAAGCATTACGAATAAATTCAGCCATTGAGATGTTGTGGAAGTCGGCTGCGTCTTTCCAACGCTGGTGGTCAAGGTCGGTTGCACGAAGCAACACTTGCTTTGAAGCAGGGTCACCTGGCGTAGAACCAGTCTTTGACTTGCGGGTTGGGACAATCGTGTCTGCGACGGCGTTCATCGCCACCTCAAGATTGTCTTCAATTGGCTCTACGGGGCTATCACTCATCTTCATCCTCCACGACATCTGCGTCGATAATATTCGACTCTACACCACTATTGAGTCCATTAGCCCCATTACCTAGCAACTGCGAGATTGTGTCCGAGGGCAAAACCCCAGAAGCGCCCATGATTTCCAGCAACTTACGAACTTCCTGTTCGGGGTCAAACGCATTAACCGCAATGGCTTTGTCGCTCGCACCAGCAAAAGCAGCACGAATTGGCTGTCCTTCCCCAATGTCCATCTGAATGTTTAGATTTGTCTGTTCCATACCTAGCAACTTTGCTCGTTTGTCCATAATTGATAATGCCGTCTGGATTGCTTTCATATCTGGCTCAACTGTCACCTCAGTCCCGTCATCCATGCGAACCTTGCGGTGCTGGGTGAGGGGCCAGACGGATGACTGAAGTGCATCAAGTCGTTCAAGTTCCATACGGAGAACTTCTGGGTAAGCCATCAAGGCTTCGGAGTTGAGTTTCTGCAACTGCCTTCTGACAGCATTGCCAACCGCAGCCGTTGTCATCGTGAAACGGCGGGCAATTTCATTCATCGGCACACCTGCTTGACGCATCTTGTAGATACGCAAGTCTCGTTCGGCAAGGAACTCTCTCGTCAAGCCTTTGTTTGAATTGCTCATCAGTCCACTTTCATAAACTCTAAAACTTCAAAGGGGAAAACTTTCCCTCGTTTCATTTTAGTTGGAAACTGACGCTGGTCTCTTGCGCCTCGGAAGTGACTCACATTGTACACGAATCCCTCAACCGAGGTTGGGTCGGGTGTTAAGGAAAGACCAAACTCAGGCCAGCGTGACCAAACGGCGGAACCAAAAGGACGCAAATCTCGTGAACCCATCGACGAACCCAGAGGTGCGTGATGCTCCAACCAGAGTGCACAGCCGTAGTAGTCCCGAATACTGTCCAGATACTTCGCCACCTCAATTGCAACCGACTCAGATGTTCTGCCACCTGGGTCTACGAACGCTTTGTACAGCGGACCTAAAATAACCAGTTGAGGTTTCGCTTTTTCTATTGCTTCTTCAATAAGTGCACGGTCGCTTGCTTTAAGAAGGTCAATACCAGCAGGTTTGATAAGCAATTCGGCTTCAACTTTGCTTGCATGACCAAATCGTTTAGCCGCAGCCATGATGTTTCGTGAAGTACGACGAATGATGCGTTCTGGGTTTTCCAAGTCAATAGTTAAAGTACGCACGGGAGGAATCTTTGCCATCGTGAACGGGTGAAGCCCCGCAGATGCACACAACGCAACCTGTCTCGCCAGCATTGTTTTACCAACACCTTCGGCGGCGACAACAATTACTCGTTCTTGCTTCTCAATAAGGTTTGGAATAACCCATTCGTAAGCATCGCTTTCTGACTCCAACAGGAATTCTTCCCAATTGACATGTCGTGCTTGGGAAATGCTGGTTGTTGTGCGACCAAATGAGTTCATCAGGATTGACGCACGGTTTATGCGCTGGTCTTCAGTTAAGTCATCTCGTTCAAACAGGTTGGTGATGCCACGAAGAAGTTCCGACATCGGTTCTTCCTCGGGACTCGTGTCCTCTTCGTAGTGCTCTTCAGGCGGAGCAACATATTCTTCGTCATTTGTCAAGTTTGCTTCAGAAAAATCTTCGAGGTCTTCAAGAGTTTTGCCTGCTTCAATTACATCCGTAACATCTTTGTACTTTGCAGGTGGTTGGTACATGACGACTTCGCAACCGACTTTACGCAGTTCGCTTGCAACATGAAGTGCGTGTTTACGCCCAACAGCATCGTTATCTGTGATGATTGCAACGCTTGCACCCTCAAGTGATTCGGTGTGGATGTCAAGCCAAACTCCAGCCCCACCTGTTTGTGTTGTTGCACACAGTCCAAGAGCGACGAGAGTGTCTACATCTTTCTCACCTTCAACAACCCAGATTTGTTCGTTGTGAGCAATCGCGTTCGCAACCTGCGGGAGTCTGTAGAGGACACGCGGGACTTCGCCCAACTGGTAAGTCCACTCACCGTTTTCATCTGGTCTGCGTTGGCGGAATGTCTTCTTGCCTTC